CCGCCTCGGCCAGCACGTCCGCAACATGTGCCGTGTCAGATGCCTCAAGCCCAAATCCGTTAATTGTGCTGGCGGCGATATCCGCAGCGGTCGCAAGGTCAGTGCTGGAGCTGGCCGCTAAGTCCAGCAGGCCCGGCATGGCGTCATAAATTTGGGATGTGTTATAGCCGGCACTGGCAAGGTTCTGCATGGCCTCGGAGGATTCGGACGCGCTGAAAACCGTGGACGCGCCCAGATCAATAGCCTGCTGGCGCAAGTCCTCATAAGACTTGGATAAACCGTCTGCCGCGGTCCCAGCCTCATCCGTCAGCGCGTACACGGAGGACATGCTGGCGTCAAATTCCATGCCGGTCTTGACTGCTGCGGTGCCGGCGGCAAGCAGCGGGACCGTCACGGCCATGGTCAGTTTGTTTCCGATTCCGGTCAACTGATCGCCGGCCGTCTTCAGGGACTTAGACAGCTTTTCCCACTGCATGCGGGACATGGCTTCCGTGTTTTCCTTGATCTGCTTTTTTAGCTGCTCCATAGCCGCTTCGGTGTTGTTAATTGCTACTCGGTATTGAGACGCTTTTTTCGTTGCGTCGCCATTTTCAGCGGTGTATTTTGCCTGCCCGTCTTTGAGTGCGTCCAGCTTCTCTTTCTGCAAGCCCATTTCTTTATTGAGCAGCTCGTTCTGCTTTTTGTAGTCAGCAGTCGTCTTTTTCCCGCTGTCCATGGAGGCTGACAGCTTGGTCATTTCAGAATTGACTTCGCGGAAGCTCTGATAGATCTGGTTTAGTGTGCGCTTGACTTCGGATTCGCCGTCCAGCGTGACTTTTGTTCCGATATTCCTTGCCATGTCAGGCCTCCTTTAGCCCCGGAAAAACTTCCTCCGGTTGATGAGCAGCAGCATGATCTGTTTAGGGGTTGAGATCATTGCCTCCTGCAAACTCAACCCACAGCCCACGCCGACTGCGATATATTCCTGAGGGTCAACGCCGCCCTCGTTCATCCGTTTTTTTGGTCAATCTCCTGCAACACAAGGTCGACTGGCTCGTCCGTTTCGGTTTCTTGCTCTTCGACATGTGTGTCGTTTAGCAGCGTTGCTGTCACTGATGGTGCTGCCGCAGTGATTTCTTTCACAGGGACCATGTGCTCGATATAGCCCTCAGTTAACAGCTTCTGTTCTTTCCCCGCCTTTAATCCGTTTTGGCGCTGCCAGTTGTCGCGAGTGATTGCGTCATTGATCAAGACCTCTATAGCAATCGCGGTTCTGGCGGCCCACTCCGCGCCGCTTGCGTCTTTTGCTATATTTTCATAAGGGGATGTGCTCCCCAGACGGCGCTTAAATTCCTGCATGCCCCAAACGGTGTACGCCATATCATAGGTTTTCCCTAAAATCGTAACTTTCATAGTTCCTCCTAACAAAAAGGCGGGCCGCATGCACTGCAGTCCGCCTGATTCTTGATTGTTCGGTTAAATCAGCCGCCGGTTGTCATGCCCAGCTTTTCCTTGAGCCAGGTCAGGGCAGCATCCGCGGTGTCAAATGTTTTCCGGTATTCCCGATTTCCGCTTGTCGGGGATAACACGGAGCCGGTCAGGTCGTAGGTCGTGAACGACGTCGTCGCTCCTTTGGTCTCGCCGGTGTCAGACGGCTCGGAGAACTTCACGCGGGGCAGAAAATGCGCCCGGAACGTAACAATGTTGTTAACCTGCCGGGACCGGCAGTAGCCAATGCCCAGCTCCGGCGCCTGATCGTTCTCGTTGATCGTCAACCCGTCCGTTTCGCTGTAGGTGTGGCCTAGCAAAAATGCATAGGTCTCGTCGTCAATTTCATCCGCCGTGATAGCGATCGAGGTCGTGCCGGGGGAAGATGCTCTTTCCGCCTGTTCGTCATTTGCATATAAAACCGTGTCGTCACTGGTGTTTGATGTCGTTTCCGCTTTGATCGCTTTCGCAAACTCTATGCCGCCTTCATAAGCGCCGCTTTCGTTGAGTTTTGCGGCAAGCAGATATCTTAATCCAATTTTTGCCATATCATAGCTCCTTTTCTTTTAATAATAAATAGGCATTCCATGCTGATTCCATTGCGTCAACAGCCGGCTTTTCAGCGTCCTTTTCAGCCTTGGTCACCGTGCCTTTAGCCACTTGTTTTGATGTCCCGTATGTCGCCAAAAACAGCTTTTCAGCGTTTCTGGTTCCGGTCTCGTCCTTGCCCAGCGAAGAAACATAGACGGACATGCCGTCCGAAATCTTCTTTGGTGTCCTGTAGCCCACATGGTCCAGCATGCTGCCGGTATCAACCAGTCCGTCGGCCATAATGTGATAACGGTAGGACTCTTTCACGACTTGGGCGCCCTTTTGGAGCATGGTTTTCTGCACGTCCTCCGGGATCAAGTCAAGATTTCCCAACTTGTTGACAAACTTCGTAAATTCGTCGCAGTCAAATTTCATGTCAGCCTCCGATCAGCACGTCCACCACCCAGTGCCAGACATGATATTTCGTGTCTGATTCATAATCGGTTGTTTCGCTGGTCAGCCAGACCTCATCCTGATTAGCCAACATGGCCCTGAGGCTTGCCGCTAGCTGGTCCTTGTCGGTTTTTGCGTAGCGGCTAATCGTGTAGGTCTTGACGGCCCGGACCGGGCGGTCGCTTGCCAGGTCAAAACTGGTACTGTTTTCCTTGTAGACCGTGTAAGCGTCGCCGGTGCCGGCCCAAAAGGTCTTTTTGATTGCCGGGTCAACAGACAGCAGCAATTGTTTAAACTGGTCAAAGGTCATCCAGCATCATCTCCATCCAGCGCTTTCAGGCTAAGCAGCAAGGCGGCAGGCCACTCATCTGTGACCTCCTGCACTTGCGCCACTTGATAGGTCTTGCCGTCTATTTCCGCCTCATCAATCGCTTCCGGGTTAACCGCCGCAGGGACTTTGATCAGCCTTGTGATCTTCGTGCTGTTTTGCATGGCCGCCCAGTAGCGGCTCATGCCGACGGTTTGACGGCTGTAAGGCAGCGGCTTATCCAGCAAAGGGACGGTCTGAACCTCTGGTGTTTCGCCCGGCTCAGATACATCTTTTTGTTGTAAAAGCGTCACGAGCCCGTCAAGATAGGTCTGATCCTTCGCTGTCTTCTTGTGCAGCGCGATAGGCCCTCACCTCCTCCTGCCATTTGAGCGTGTCGATTCGCGCGGCGTAGTTCTTGCCGAAATCGTCCGCGGCATGACTTTCGTCATACATCACATAGATCAGCAGCAGCGACTGCGCTTCGCCGTCAATTGTGTAGTCCAGTGGTGCCGGCATGAGGCTGTCGATATAGGCCATGCCAGCCCGAAGCACTTGCCGCAGGCGGGCGTCCCGGTCTTCATCCGGCCAGTTAATGTTCAGGTAGGCCCTGACGGATTCAAGCAGCTGGTTCATTTGCTCGGTGGTTAGTGCCATTCAGGGCCTCCTTTTCATCAGGCAGTCGGGAAGTCGGCGGCGTTCGTCACTTCAACCGGCAGCGGAATCGGCTTAACAGCGGAAATGTCCAGCAGCGCGAAGCTGTTATTGTCTTTCGGCATGCCGTTCCCGAAGAAGCGGATTTTGTAGGTGCGGACATCTTCTAAGAATTTATACTCGTCAGAAGATTCGATCTTGCCGTCTTTTCCGACGCCAATGCCCATGAAATATTGTTTGGAAATGCCCAGCACGGCCTGCCCCTCGGTCACGGCCTCGCAAGGGATCCTGCGGATGCCATAGGGCATCACGTCGATATAGCCATTCGGCCCCAGCAGATAGGTAGCCGGCTCGACTTTGGAATATAACTCACCGGGATTGACCAGCAGGAACAGCTTGTCCTTAGGCACAGTCCTAGGACGGTCCCGGTGGTCTTTGGCCAGCGTCTGGATCACCGGCCCCAGCTCGCTCATGGCGAAAGACTTGATCTTGGTTGCGGTTTTGCTGGGCTTGCCGTTGGTCGGATCCAGTGCTCCGTCAACGTTCCGGATCATGCCGATTGGGTCGGTCAGTCCTTTGCCATTAACCACCGCGTCCTCAATGCCGTACGCAGCAGCGTCCTGCAGGATCCTGCGGATATAAGCGTCAACCCAGGTGGGCCCCAGTTCCAAGGTGTCCTGCGGAATCAGCATAAATGCTGACAGCTTCATCAGCGTCAGGTCAATGACTTTCAGATCGCCGGACAACTCTTTCGTGATCTCGGAGTTGATCGGTCCCCAGACCGCCAGCTGCTTAGCCGCAGCGTTCAGGATCCATTTCGTCAGGTAAGAGCTGTTGACAAAATCCAGCTCGTTCAGCAGCGGGTGATCAGCCGTGACATCGGCCATCACCTGATCAATGATCGTCTGCGGCATGGCCTCACCAATGTTGGCAATGGCCATCTTAGGATCAGTCGACTTCATGGCTTCGATCAATTTGCCATAATAGTTTTTCTCTTGACTGGTCAGCGTGTGCGCGCCGCGGGACTGCAGCACGGAGTCATCATGGTCGTTGACCATGGTCATGTAGTCCTGCTTAACGCCATCTGCCACTGCTTGACAGTAGGTCATCATGGCTGCCATTGCCTCGGGTTCTTTGCCGTCTTTCATCAGGGCTTGCGCCTGTGCCAGCAGATCGGCAGATTTCGTGTCTAAATTCTTCATGTTTCAGTTTCCTTTCTGCTGCAGTAGCGCAGCTAAAAAATTAGCAGCCAGAGACTTTTCTTGCTGCTGCTTTTCTTCTATCTCCTCAGCCTTTGGCTGTTGGGGATCTATGTTAGTTATTGAGGCGGGCTCATGGCCACCTCCGTTTGCCTTTGGCTCGGTATCGGTTTTGGCCCGTGCTGCCGATTCCTCGGCTTGGCCCGTTTCGAGCTTGCTCTGGATGCGGATTGGCAGGACTTCGTCACAAAATCCCATTTCAAGGCATTCTTGTGCAGTGAGCACTGTCTCATGGTCCAGCATCTCCTTTAGCTGTTCTTTTGTGATCTTCCCGGCCGTTTTGGCTAGATAAGTGTCGTCAATCCCGGCCTGCGTTTTGTCCAGCCAGTCGGCGACTGCCCTAAAATCGTTCGCGTTTCCTGCGGCATAGCACCACATGTTGTGGATCATCATGGTTGCCGTGCTATACATGCTTACCTTGTCGCAGGCAACCGCCAGAAACGAAGCAGCGGATGCCGCTTGACCGTCAATGATCGCCCGCTTTTCAGCCGGGTGCCGCCTCAAGATCGACGCTATTCCCAGCGCTTCATACACTTCTCCGCCCGGGCTGTTAATGTAAAGATTGATCACTGCTGCGTCCGGGTGCTTCTCGAGCTCTTCCCTGAAATGCAAAGCGCTGGTTTCTGATTCGACTATTTCACTGCTAAACCAGTCATAACCGTCGCCCTCGATCGCTGAATAAAGGTAGATGTCCAGCACTTCCGCCTGCGCTTCCATGCGCGGTTTCATACTCCACATCAAGGGCACTGGCTCCACTCTCCCTCGCGGTTTTGTCGCTAATGCCGTTTCAAATAGCCTTGTCGGTTTCTTCATTCTGCTGCTCCTTTTCCCCGGTCTGGTCTGCGGCAACTGCCGCGGCTTGATAATTTAACGTGATGAAATGATCATTCGCCCATGGTTCGTCAATGAGCGGCTCATTCATTTTGCGGCGGATTTCGTTCACACTGTAGAATCCGTTGCTGATCAGCTTGTCGCCGTTTGCGGCCAGCTGCATCATGCCCATGGGCTTGACCCTGCTGGTGTCTATCGTCAATTTCGATCCACGGGAAAAATCTTCCGCAGTATAACGTTTACGGTTGATCTCCGTTTCCAGCAGCGTGGCATAGCCCTGAATGGTCGTCACCATGGAATCAAGCGCGTCCCCAAGTCCTGCAACACTGCCTTTCAGCAAAGCCGGCGGGATGCCAATTGCCGTTGCCGTAAAATCGTAGATGTCATCAATCAGCGAACGATAGTCCCGGCTGTTCTCAAGCACTCTTGTTTGTGTGAAGATTGGATCTAGTTTGTAACCGTTGTCCAGTGGCAAAACCGCATTGTCGTTGTCGAAAAAGGTCTTTAACCGCTGGTTCAGCATTTCCGCCTGAGCTTTTTTCTGTGTTTCGTCTCCGGGTAAGTTGCCCTCGACGGCTAAAGTCGCTTTCTGTCCACGTTCCCGCTTATAGCTTTTGTTTTTGGTCTGGAGCATCTTGACGTGCTCATTGATCATGCTGTCCAGATAAGCCCGGATGCTCTCCTGATTCAGCCGGGTGTAAAGGACGTCTCGGCTGTACAGCGTGTCGGATAAGCTGTATCCCTTAACCGTGATCCCGTCAAACTCGTCATCAATCAGCGCTTTTTCCGTCCGGGTGAAAGAATCCGCGATCAGCAGTTCATGGCTGCCCGGACGTTCAAAGATTAGTGCCTCGTTTTGGTCCAATAATTGAGTGACCCATTGGTTCAAAAACTCAAATGCGTTCTGGTTCCGGTTTGGGCTCACGTTCCATAAATAATATTCCTGGCCAAAGACCTCTTTACCGTTTTTGTAGGTCCGGAACTCACACATGTTCATAAAGTTTGCAAGCATCCGGGTGCAGGAAATGAAAGCTGCTTTTTTGTAATAGATCGCAGCCGCCTCCGTGTCACTGATGGCGACTGTTTTGATGTTGTCTAAAAAGTCTTTGATTGATAGTTTTTTAAACAGTCCCATTGCGTCTCCTTTTTAAAACGTAAAGACCGGAAGCTCCATGGCTGCAGTTCCGGCGCCTTTTGTTAACAGATCACTCAAAGTCCAGGCATGAACCATGGCCATGAATGAATCGGTCTTTCGTGATTTTGGCTCGATTTTTCCGAAGGTGTAGTTCCCCAGCGCCTTGTCCCGTTCGCTGGCCATGCGCTTTGAGTTGTTGATGCTCCAGCGCATTTCCGGGTCGTCTGGCAGCGTGATGTTTCCTGCCGTGAAAGCCGAGACGATCAGCGGCGCTACCTGAATGATGTCCGTCCCTCTAGTCAATTTGATTGTGTCCTTGTTCGCAACGCCGGTCTTTGTCAAAGCGTCACTCAAGAGCATCCAACGGAACCGGTCAATGGCCACGCCTAAAATTCTGTATTGCTGCATTTGCAGCGCCAGCCATTCAGCCGGCAGGAAAGGGCTGATCTGCAAGTCATCAACCAGTTCCAGAAATCCTGCAGCCACCCAGTCTTGCCATGGTGCCCTGATCTTCAGCAGGCTTTTGGAACTGGAGCAGACCCATGTTTTTTTCTTGTAGTAGTACATGCCGTCCACGAAGAACAGCAGTCCCGCTGACAAGAAGTCGGTTGTGTCGGCATAGTCAATCCCGGCAACGCATGGCAGCCCGGTCAGATCAATCATGGGCCGCTTGCTTGCTGCTTTGATGTTTTCATAAGGCGTCACCTCTGCGTCGCTGGATATCTGCGGCCGGTTCATCCGGACCGTCATAAACTCGATATAGTCATTCAGATCAACTTTGCTCGCTTCATAAGCGCGTTCGATTTCTGCGCGCTGAAACGGGAAGTAGTCAATGTTTGGGTTTGCCATGATCCAGTTGGCCGGATTCTTGGCCTGCTTGTCATCATCTAATTCCCACAGCAGCGGGCAGATTTTAAGCTTGTCCAGTTCCCCATTCAGGACCATGTCACAGCGCTCAAGCGTTTCATCCAGCACTGCCCCGCGGACCTTGCCCTGCGTGAAGGTCTTGAAGACCCGGCCATGTTTGATCTTGCCTAAGCCGGAAACGAAGCGGTTAATGATCTCTGCGTTATCAAAGTCCTCGACTTCATCAACGTGGATCGCGCCTTGGCGTTTTCCGTATTTCGTCCGGGCGTTAGAGGTATTGTAGCGGATATAGCTGCCGGTCTTTTTATTGACAATGGTTTCAGCGGTCCAGTGGAACTGGCCTTCCATTTTGCTCTTGTTTCGGTTGAGCATGTTCCGGACATCGTCTGGCGAGATCCGGGCCTGTTCCTCATTGTTCGCGATTACGTCAATATTGTAATTTTCGATCCCGTGGTAAGGCGTTGAAAGATACCATTCAACGGCAGACATGAATCCGTTTTTACCACCGCCGCGCCCCATCATGATATCGAACTCAGTGAAAACAACGGTGTCGCTACTGCGGTAGAAACAGTGCACCAGTTCCATGATCATTTTCTGGACCGGCGTTAACGGGAAGAAAAACTTCTCAATCAGCTTGATTGATGTTTCTGTTTTTTCCTCATCCACATAAGCGTCCGGATTCTTTAAAATTCTTTCGATATAATCAAGCGCCGCTTTCAGCCGCCGGCCAGCTCTGATTTTGTTCGACCTGACTGCTTTTGCGTAGGCCTTGAAATAGCAGCCAGTCATTCACATCACGCTCCTAACAAATCATCTGATCCAAACCCTTCCCCCATTACATTGTTCGTCTGAAGATCAAGCTGCGTCAGCAGCTTTTGAATCTGGGCGATCGTCGCATTGTAATCTTTGATTGACGGATTGTTCTTCTGGACGCTCGTGCCGCCCATCCGTGGTTCCTCAATCACAATGCCCCGGTGTTTGATGTCATCTTCCAGTGCCTTTGCCACCTGCCGAAGCTTCATGATCTTGTTAACCATGTCTTCGAAGTAAGGCGTCCTTGCGTTCTTATGGTCAAGCTGGTCAAGCAGACTTTGCTTGACAGCTGCGTCGGTTAGTCGCTTTCCCACGGTCTCAAACCTCCCTCAAAAAATCCCTCATGCGCGGGTCACTCTCACAGGTCCAGCATCTGCTTTCG